GAGCGCGCCTGGCAGGTGCTGCGGCCCCTGTCGGCGCGGCGCCGCGGGGTGCTGCCGCACCGGCTGGCGCACGCCACCGACGCGGCGGTGCGGGGTGAGAGTGGCGACCTGCTGCTGGTCTTGGCGGAGATTTAGGCGGGTGGGAGATAGAGGCTTGCGCGCTATCGGAGCGTGCGCTATAGTGTGGCAGGAGGTGACCAATGCGAACCCTGCTTGACCTGCCCCCGCTCGGCGCCGACCCCGCCGAGCTGCGCCGCCGGGCCGCCCTCGTGGCGAGCCTGCGCGGCCCCGCCCGCGGCGCGGCGCCTGCGCCGATGACCGGCCCGGAGGTGGCGGCCATGCGCGGCACCGCCGCTGACTGGCACCGCCTGGCCTTCGACGGCGACCGGCGCGCGAGCCCCTACGCGCAGCTGGTCGGGAGGCGCGCATGAGCTGCCTCGGCTGTGACGCGCCGTTCTGCGGCGGGCGGTGCGGCACCACGCCCCCGGCCCGCGTGTGGCGCCGGGTGAAGCGGACGCTGCGGCTGCGTGTGGTGCGCGGCCGGAGCGCGTGGCGGAGCGGGTCGTGGTGGCCCATGCCGATGATCCTCGACCTTCCGTTCTGACAACGACGACAGGAGCGACCAGACCATGAAACTCAGCAAAGCCGTCAAGGCGCAATCTCGCCTCCGACTGGGCATCACCGGGCCGGCGGGCTCAGGCAAGACGTGGACCGCGCTTGAGGTGGCCCGCGGCCTCAAGCCGGGCGCGCGCATCGCCGTGCTCGACACCGAGATGGGCAGCGCCAGCAAGTACGCCGATGCCTTCGACTTCGACGTGGTCGAGGTGGCGCACTACAAGCCGCAGGTCGTGCTCGACTTCCTCGGCTTGTGCGAGCGCGAGGGCTACGACGTGGCCATCATCGACAGCGTGAGCCCGTTCTGGAACGGGCCCGGCGGCTTCCTTGAGATGGTCGACGATGAGACGGCGAAGCTCAAAGGCCGGACCGGCAAGGCTGACAGCTTCGCTGCATGGAAGCCGGTTGACGCGGTTTACGCGCGGTGGGTGCTTGCCATCCTCGCCAGCAAGGTGCATGTCATCTTCACCATCCGGTCCAAGATGGCCTATGAGTCCACGCGCGTGGACGGGCGGACGTCCATCGCCAAGCTCGGGATGGCCCCCATCTGCCGCGACACGTTCCCCTACGAACTCGACGTCGTGCTCGACATGGACGCCGACCACGTCGGTGTGGTCAGCAAAACCCGCGCGCACGGGCTCGACGACCAAGCGCACCGCCGTCCGGGCGCCGACTTCGCCGCTCGGCTGGTCGCGTGGTTGTCCAGCGGGCCCCCGCCGCAGCCCCCGCAGGCGGTGCACGACCCGTCGTGGGAGGCGGACAAAAGCCGGTTTTTCGCCGCCCTGACCGGGCTCAACCTCGACTATGAGGCCCTCTGCGCCGAGCTTGCCGCGATGACCCCGCCGCGCCCCCGTCCGTCGGCGATGCCGCAGGAGGCTCGGGCGCGGCTGGTCGGCTGGCTGCGGGACCGTGCCGCCAAGGCCGAAGCTGCGGACGCTCCGGCGGAGGCCCGGTGAAGCGCCCCGGCGCGTGGTTCGGCGGCGACGGCGACGCAGAGGCGGCGCCCGACCCGCGGCACCCGGAGCCGGCGGAGTGGCGTCTGCACCTGCAGCAGCCGGGCGGCGACTGGTACGACTACGGCCGCCACCGCGAGCCCGTGGCGCGCTCGATGGCCGCCAAGTGGGAGGCCCGCTGGGGCGCCGGCCGGGCCCGCCTCGAGCACGACCCGCCGCCCCCGCCGCGCGAGGTGGAGGACGGCCGCGAGCAGCTGGCGCTCCTGCCGTCGCTGCGGGCCGCGCCCCTCGACCGCCACCGCCCGCCGCCGGAGCGCCGCCCCCGCCCAGCCGACGACGCGGCGCCCGCTCTGCCGGGCCAGGTGGCGCTACCGCTGCGCACGGGGTAGGGGAGCGGGCCGGTTGGTCGCCGGTGCCTCCTGTGTTGCTCCACGCCCCGCCGGACACCACCCGGCGGGGCGCTTGTTTGCGGCGGCTGCGTATTTGGTGTACGCTGCGGGCATGGCCTCCCTGTGGCAGCGCGCCCTCCTCGCCCTCCGGACCCTGCTCGGCCCCGCCGCCGAGGCGGAGACGCGCGCGCGCCTGCTCGGCACCGCACTGCCGGGCCTGCCGAGCGAGCGCGACGTGGTCGTCGGTGCGCAGGACAGCACGCGGGCGGCCAGCCGGACCGCGCTCGTGACGGCGGTGCTGGGGTCCAGCTACGCGCAGACCTGCATGGCGCGCACCGCCAGCGCCATCGCCGACACGCCGCTCACGGTGCAGGACCGGACCGGGCAGGCCGTCGAGGCGCCCGCGGTGCTGACGCTGCTCGGGACCGCGGCCGGCGGGGAGCACGGGCTGGTGTACCAGCTCGCGCTCGACCTGTTGGCCGATGGGAACGCGTTTTGCGAGCTTCGGGGCGACCCGTCTGAGACGTCGCCGAAGCTTGGCCTGCTGCTGCGGCACGACCCGGGCGACGTGACGCCGGTGGCGGACGCTGAGGGCCTGACCGTCGTCGGCTACCGGGTGACCACAGCCTCGCGCCAGTACACGGTCCCCCCGGAGCGCATGGCGCACGCCCGGCACCTGCCGGTCCGCCTGCGGCCCGACCACCTGCTCGGTGTGCCGCCGCTCTACGGCCTGCTCGGCGAGCTTGAGGGCGACCGCGGGCTGAGCGCCTACCTCGCCAGCCGGCCGCACGGGGTCGAGGATGGCGTGCTGCTGCGCTCTCGGGCGGCCAGCGCGCAGGACCTCGCTGGGCAGGTGCAGCTCCTGCAGCGCACCCGGCAGCGCACCGGGCTGTGGGTGGCCACCGAGGGCTTCGAGGTGTCGGCGCTCGGGCAAGGCGTGGGTGCGCCGCGCGATGAGCTGCCGCTGCGTGAGGACACGCGCAAGGCCGTCATTCTCGCGCTCTTCCAGCCGCCCATCCTCTACGGCTTCTCCGTCACCAACGACAGCGCCGCGACCCGGCAGGTGCAGGACGCAGCCGAGGCCCGCCGCGACCTCGCCGCGACGCTCACCCGGGCGCTGCAGCCGCTGGTCGACGCCGTGCTGACGCCGGCCCAGCGCCGCGCGGGCTGCCGCGTGGTGTGCGACTGGTCGAGCGACCTCGCGCTGGAGGCCCTCTCCGCCGAAGAGCAGCGCGCCCGGCTGGCACGCGCCGCCATCGACGTCGGCGCCGACCCGGCCGCCGCCTACGAGGTGCAGGGCCTGCGCTGGCCGGGTCCTGCCGAAGTCTCCCCCGCCGCCGAGGCCGCCGCTGGCCTGCGGCTCGTGAGGTCCTGATGGTCCGCCCCCTCTCTGCTCGCCCGACTCGCCGCACCGGCTCGCTTGCCCTCGCCGTCGAGCGCGACGGCGCGGAGTACGTGCTCAACACCGGCGGCGCCTACGGGGGCGAGATGCACCTGACCGGCGCCATCCGGCTGCGGCTGGCTCAGCCGGGCGACGAGCTCGTGATGCTGCGTGAGCACGACCGGGCCCGCGTCATCGGCGCGTGGACCGGGGTCAAGGTCGACGGGCGGCGCGTGGTCGCCGCCGGGCTGCGCTGGGCGGAGACCGCCGACGCGGCCGAGCAGCGGTCGCTCGCTGAAAGTGGGCTGCTGCGCGCGGCTTCCATTGGGTTCTCGGGGCGCTGGCGCTACCGAGACGAGCTCAAGGCAGAGGAGCTCAAGGCCCTCGCCGCCGAGGGCGCCGACCTGACGCGCTTGCAGACCGTCATCGACGACGTCGAGGTCTACGAGGCCAGCCTCGTCGCGGTCGGCGCCGACGAGGGCGCGCGGTGGGCGATGGACGGCGAGGCCGACGAGGGCGAGGACGGCGGGCTGACCGAGGCGCAGCGCCTGATGATCCGCCACCTGACCGCGCACCACGACTTCACCGAGGCCGACGCTGTGGTCGAGGTCCTCGGCCCCGTGCTCGACACCGAGGACCCGCCCGCTGAGCCCGACGAGGCCGCGGCCGACGACGCCCCCGCCGAGTCCGACGACGGCGCGCTCTACGACGTGCCGAGCGAGGTCCGCGCTGCGGCGCAGCAGGGCCTCGACTGGCGCGAGGAGTACGGCCGGGGCGGCACCGCCTCCGGGGTCCGGACCGCCCGGGCGCTGGTCTCCGGGCGTGTGACGCCGGAGCTGCTGCTCACCATCGCCGCGTGGTGGGCGCGCTTTTCGCAGGTCGACGGCCCGATGGAGGAGGAGGACGGCACGCCGACCGCCCTCGCCATTGCCCGCGCCCTCTGGGGCGGCGACACCGCCCGCGGCTGGGCCGACGGCCTCGCCGACGACGCGCGCGCTGAGGTGGAGGGCGAGGCCGCCCTGTCCGCTGCGGCGGCGCCCTCCGTCTCCCCCGCTGTGCTCTCCCTGCTCTCCCCCGCCAAGCCGGCCGCGTCCGGCATCACCCACCTGCTGAGCCCTGCGGCTCGGCGCTGAGGAGGTCCGCGTGACCGTCATTGACCTTGGCAGCCCCGAGGGGCTCAAGAACACCTTGGAGGGCATCCTCGCCCGCCAGGACGACACCCAGGCCGCGCTCGCCAAGATGGCCGGGCCCGGCATCACCGCTGAGGCCGCGCTCGAGGGCTCCGGCGTGGCCGCCTTCCGCACCAAGGAGGGCCGTCTGCGGCTGGCCGACTCCGTGCGGCGCGAGAAGCTCGAGCACGAGGGCGAGACCTACGTGGTCGAGGCCACCGTGCCTGGCATCCTGAGCGCTGGGGCCGACGCCAGCCTCTCCGCTGGTGAGGCCGCCGCGGTCCGCGCCTACAAGGGTGCGCTGGGCGAGCTGAACGCGTGCAAGCAGCTCGGCGTCCGCGCCCTGCCGTCGCAGATGCTCGGCCGGCTGCTGCACATCGCCGAGGGCGCCCCCGTCTCGATGCGGTCGGAGCTGACCGCCCACGCCCGCGGCATCGCTGGCGCCATGAGCGCGCAGATGCAGCGGCACGGCACCCTCGCCAGCTCCAGCGCGGGCGGCGCGAGCGTCCCCGGCTACCAGTGGGTGGCGGACGACTACATGCCCGACGCGCTCGACGTCACTGACCAGGGCGTGGGCCTTTACGACGCCATCCTGGCGCCGATGAACGGGCCCGGCTTGCACGAGACCGCGAAGGTCAAGCTCCGGGTCCTCACCGGCACAGGCGGCATGAACATCTTCGGTCGCCAGACCACCAACACCATCGGCGCCTACCCCAAGACCGATGTGGCGACGTCGGTGCTTGAGCTCACGGGCAAGCGCGCGGTGCACGCGTCCATCATCGATGGCGCCATGCTCCGCGACCCGCGCGAGGCGGTGGACTGGCTCGCGCTGCACCGGCAGGCCGGCGCGCTGAGCCTCGCCGCGACCGCCGACTACCTGCTGCTGCACGGCGAGGAGGAGACCGCTCCCGCCTCGCACGACTACGGTGTGGCCGGCCTCGCCGCTCTCGTGCTCGACCACCGCGACGCGGTCAGCGCGGGCTCCGCGACCGACCCGCTGCTGCTCGCCGACGGCCTGCGCGCGATGGCTGTGGACCGGTCGACCACTGTCGACCTCGCGACCTCGCTGAGCGTCGCGGCCAGCGCTGTGTTCTCGTCGCAGGCCAACGCGCTTGCCGCCATCCGGCTGGTCCGCAACCTCGTCGGCAGCCAGTACAAGCGCGGCGTGGCCATCGTCGTCACCCAAGAGGTGGCCGACCAGTTCGCGCGCCTGAGTGTCGGTGTGCAGGGTCTGCCCTTCTTCACCCCGAGCACGGCCGCCGGGAACCCCTTCCTGGCTGGTGTGCTCTTCGACGGGACGCCGGTCCTGACGCACTTCGGCGGGTCCAGCCTCTTCAACAGCTCCGGCATCGTCGCCAGCGGCGGCAGCCTGTCGGCGCTGTGGATGGTGAACCCCACCGCGGTCATGGACGTGCGCGGCCCCGACCACGGCCGCTTCACTGCGGTCGACGTGGTGGACGGCGACGCCCGCCTCGTGGTGACCACCTTCCAGCGCAAGCCCTGGCTTGCGCTGCCCACCGCCAAGAAGCCGGTCGCGTTCGGCTACAACTTCAGCGTCTGAGGAGCACCCACCATGCGCTTCCCCATGAGCATCTCGGGCATCATCACCGCGGCCGGCACCGGCGGCGAGTACGCCGTGCCTGTCCCGATGGCCTGCCGCATCGTGGCGGTCTCCATCACCGACACCGACGGCATCGCCGCCGACAACACCGACTACGTCGACAGCGACATCACCGGGACCACCGGCTACGACAGCCGCGCCGCGAACCAGGGCGCGCTCACCGCCGACACCCCGCTCGCGCTCACCCTGAGCCCGGGCGCTGTGGTGCTGGCCGCCGGCAGCCAGCTCAAGGTCACCGTGGCCAAGGGCGGCAGCGGTAAGGCCACCGAGGCCGGCATCACCTGGCTGCTCGAGCCGGCCAACTGAGCCGAGCACCGCTGACGTGCTAAGCTGAGGGCGGGGGCCACCACCCCCGCCCTTTCGCGCAGGAGGCCCCCGTGGCGCTGCAGACCCTCGACCTTTCAGCGACGGACCGGGCGGCCACCAAGGCTGTCACATCCGTCGACAGCACCGACGGCCTCGTGGTCACCCTCGCCGCCGGGACCGCCGTCGTGCTGCTGCGCGCGACGCACGACTGCTCGTGGCGGTGGGTGGCGGCCGATGCCTTGGTGCCGCTCGACGCGAACACCTGGCAGGCCATCCCCGGCCTCGGCAGCGGCGGCCTGCCCGCCTCGACCCGGCTGGAGGTGCGCGCCGACAGCAGCAGCGCGACCGTCTACGTGGCGGTGTCGTGAGCTGCCCGGTGTGGCCGGTCTACCCGGCGGGCCGCGCAGCCGAGAGCGGCGGCGATACCGACCCGGGATGGGATGTCGCCCTCGACCTCGACCTGACTGGTCTCACGTCGGCGACGCTGACCAGCGGCGCCGAGACCGTCGTCACACGGGCGGCCGGCGGGGCGACGGTTGCCACCGTGTGGTCGGCTGCGGTCTCCAACAGCGGCAGCACGACCGCGGGGGCAACCGGCATCCGCTGCGACGGCGCGTCATCGACCGGCTCCGTGGCAGCGCTCATCGATGTCGAGGCTGCTGCTGGCCTCACCCTGCCCGACGACGTGATGCACGGGCTCGCGGTCGACATCTACCTCGTCGGGCTCGCCGACTGGACTGGTAGCGGCACCGCGTGGCGCGCGGGGATTAGTGCAGACCAGACGCGGTTTTCGGCTGGCACCAGCAACACGGTGCAGGGCTTGCTCTCTACAACGGTGCAGCAGCGGCGCATCGCCACCAACGAGAGCTTCACCAGCTGGGGCTCGACAGAGGCAACCCCCACCGGCGCGTGGGTGGTGACCCTGCTCATCCTCTCGGGAGAGGTGGTGTGGGCGTGGTACGGCACCACGGCGCCGAGCGACGCAGATCTCGACAGCCTCACCGGCGCGGTACTGCTGAGCGCGACCATCGCGGCCGATGTGTCCAGCGCGCCGGCTGGGACTCGCTTTGGCGCCTCGCTGTACGCGGGCATCCAAGCGCAAATCCAAGCTGGCATGACGTGGACCCGCCTACGTGTGCGCCAGCGCCGCCTCGCCTGACCATCGGAGCCCCCATGCCCCCGACTGCCACCTACGTCGAAACCGTGACCCTGGGCGCCGACGGCGCGCCTGAGGTGCAGGCCGACCGGCTCTCCCTGCTCGTGGAGAGCCTCGGGCTGGGCGAGGAACTCCGCACCGCGGACCTCACCGGCACCGTGCCTATCGACCCGGAGGTGGCGCAAGCCATCGCCCTCGCGTGCGCCCGCGCGCTGCAGGGGGCCGCGTGAGCCTCGACCGCCTGCGCGCCCGCGCGACAGCCGCGCTGGGCCCCGACACCGCACCCCCCGGCGCCCCCCTGGCCCTGCCGGTGGCGCAGTCCTGGGCGCGCTCCAAGGGGCTGCGGGCGGCGCTGGAGGCCCGCGCCGAGGTGGGTGTGGTCAAGTACGCGCGGCCGCTCACCACCGCGTTTCGCTTCGCCGTCGTCGGCGCGTGGCAGGAGTCGGTCGACCTCGTCGGCTACCTCGCCGGGCTGCCCGGCCTGACCGACCTCGAGCGCGACCTCGCGGTGGCGCTCGCCGAGGCGCTGACCGACCGCGTGGCTGCCCTCGACGGCCCCGCCACGCTGGCGGAGCTGGCCGACGCCACCAACGCGCCCCCGGAGGCCCCGTGAGCACGTACGTTGCCATCGTCCCAGGGCACGGCGACCGCACCAAAGAGGGGCGCGACCTGTACGACCCCGGCGCCACCTGCGGGGAGCTGCAGGAGGCCACCATCGTGCGCCAGCTGGCCCCGGTCATCGTGCGGCACGCGCAGGCGCTCGGCCTGCCCATCGGCATCCACGACGCCCCCGCGGGCGCGCCGGGCCGGCACCCCCTCCGCGGCTACACCGCGCGCTGCGCCGAGGGCGTGCGCTCGGCCGCGGCCCGCAAGTGCAGCCGGGCCATCGTGGTGCACCTGCACCTCAACAGCAACGAGGGCAAGCCCGGCGGCTACTGCGCTGCCATCCACGACGCGGGCGAGCCCAGCACCCCCGCCATAGCGGCCGCGGTAGAGGCGGAGCTTCAGCGGCTGGCTGGCCTCGTCAGGCCGTCCCGCGCCTCGACGTGGCAGGCGCTCGGGTCGGCGGGCGCGCACAACCTCATCCGAGCGGCGTGGGCGGCCGGGGCCCCCTTCGAGCCCGGAACCAAGACCCACGTGCTCGTGCTGGAGGCGGCTTTCGTCAACCAGCCGCTGCATCACGGGCTTTTCGTCGGCGCCGGCCTTGAGGCGCTCGGCGCCGCCATCGCCCGGGGCCTCGCCCTCGCCGCTGGGAGGACCTCGTGAGCACCCGCACCCGCACCCCTGACGGCTCGTTCCAGCCACCCGACGACGGCCCCCTCGTCGAGCTCGCCGGGCCCGTGCTTGGCACCCTGCGCAGCCTCGCGACCGCGCTCCGGCCCGCGGGCCCCGGCGGCGCCCGCATCACGCGGCGCGAGGCGCGGCGGCTGCTGCGCGAGGTGGAGGGCTTGGCGCACGTCCTGCGCGACGTGCTCGGAGAGGATGCCTGATGGCGACCACCACGCTGCTCTCCCTCTCAGACTACCGCACCCGCTACGGCCGGCAGGCCGACGCGGCCGACACCGTCGTGACTCCGCGGCTCGTCGAGATGAGCGCCGCCATCATGCGCTACATCGGCTGGAGCGACAACGACGCTGGCACGTTGACTCTGGTGTCGAGCACGCACACGCTCACCCTGCCGGACGGCTACGCGCTGGCCGACGCAGGCGGGGTGTCGCTGCCGCTGGCGCCCATCACCGCCATCGCCAGCGTCCGCGTGGGCGACGACACGGCTGGGGCCGAGGGCGTGGACTACGAGGTGCTCACCGCCGGCACGGACTACCGCCTGCAGTCCCCCGAGCCGATGGCCCCGCGGCTGCGCTGGCTTGGCGGCGAGCGCGTGGGCGAGCTGCGCGTGGTCTGCACCGCCGGGTGGGCGGCCGTGCCCGAGGACCTCGTCGGGGTCTGCGGGCGGCTCACCGCGTGGTCGCTGGCGCTCGACTCGCGCGCCGGCCGGGCCAGCGTCAGCGACGGCCAGATGGCCACGACCAGCTACCGGGCTGAGGAGTGGCCGCCCGACGTGCGCGAGGCGCTGCGGCCCTACCTGTCGCCGCGGGTCCGGGTGGTGCGCCGATGACCGTCGACGAGATGCTCGCGGAGCTACGCGGCGCCGAGACGGCGTGGCCGCGCGTGCTGCTCGCCGAGGCCACGCAGCTGGCCGAGGAGGGGCGCGGGGCTGGGCGCGACAACGCCGCGGCGCGGGTCTACGGCCCCGCCAGCGGGCGCGGCACGCTCGGCGACAGCGTCCGGGGCCGGGCGCAGGCGGTGGCTGAGGGGGTCACCGTCGAGCTCACGGTGGGCGAGCCCGGCACGCCAGCGGCGGCCTACGCGCGAGCGCAGGAGCTGGGGGCGCGCGGCGCCTACGCCATCCGTCCGCGTCGCTCGCGCTACCTCGCCATCCCGACGGACGCAGCGGTGCGCGGTGGGCTGCGGTCGCCTCGGCAGGTGGCCGAGCCTGAGTTCCGGCCGCGCCGGGGCGGTGGGTGGCTCGTCTTCGGGCTGGGCGTGCTGCTCTTCGTGCTGCACCCCGGGCCGGTAGAGCTTGCGCCGAAGCGGTTCCTCGGCGACGCCTTCGATGACGTGGTGCGCGTCACTCCGGCCCGCCTGCCTCTCGCCGCTCTGATGGGGTTTGCATGAGCCGGTCGCAAATTGAGGCCCTCGTCACGCTGCTTGAGGGGCTCACCCTCACCGACTCCGGGCTGGTCGGCTCGCCGCTGTCCCTCGCCAACGTGGTGCGGCTGGTCACCCCGCGCGACGCCGTCGCTCCCGAGGAGCCCCCGGTCTGCTACCTCGTGGTCAGCGGCGTGGATGGCGGGCGCGCCGGCATTCAGGGCGAAACGCGGCTCACCGTCGAGGTGCTGCTGCACCTGCGGTCTACCGCGCCCGCGGAGGCGGTGCTGATGGGCGCCGAGGTGCTCGACCAGCTGACCGCCGCTCTGCTCGACGCCCCCGGCACCGTCGGGCACGAGGTCATCCCCAGCGGCGGGCGCGTTGTCGTCGACGCTGAGCGCGGGCGCGTGGCGTGCTATCTTGTGGTCACCGCCACCACCCTGCGAGGCTGACGATGCCCTGGCCACAGTCGAGCGCCCGCCGCTACCGGATGGCCGTCAGCTACGCCATCGACGCAGGTAAGCCGGCCGCGGTCAAGCTGGACCCGGAGCTGGCCGAGCTCTGGGTGACGGTCCAGTCCGACGGCTACGACCTGCTCGCCTGCGACGCGCAGGGCGTGGCCCTCGCTCACCAGCGCACCTCGTGGACTTACGCCTCGCGGACCGGCGCGCTGACCATCACCGCCCCGACCCCGCCCTCGGGGGCCACGGTGGGCGTGGTCTACCTCTACTGGGGCCCCTCGGCGACGGTCGCGGCCGACCCCTCCACCACCGTCAGCGGCACCACCACGCCCGGCTACGCGCTGCCCCCGGCGACCCTGCCGGCGGCCGAGGTGGATGTCGGCCCCGTGGCCTCGGGCAACGGGTACACCAGCGGCGTCCTCGTGACCATCCCGGTCGGCAGCGGCCGGCTCGTGGCCCTGCCGCTGCCGGTGAGCCGGGCAGACACCCCGGGCCAGGGCGGCGCCGAGCTTGAGGACGTCGCCGGGCTCGCGGTGGTCGTCGCCGACGGCAATGGCGACTCCGAGCCGACGACGCCCGCCAACTGGTGGAGCGACAGCAACGTGCGCTGCGCCTGGGCCCCCAGCCGCGGCACCGTGGCGCTCGTGCTGGTCACCCCTGACGAGGCGCAGCCCGCGACCCTGCGAGTCAGGGCCTACCTCAAAGGCCCGGCGAGCGGCTCCCTCCCCTCCCGCACCCTGGCGGTCTATGCGACCGTGCGGGGCATCACCCCCACGGAGTAGCACCCGATGGCATCCAAAATCCTCAGCCGCACCACCGCCGCGGGCTCCTTCGCCCTGGTGACCTCTGGCGGGTCGACGTCAACCTACAGCACCCTGCCCTCGACCGGCGACGATGCTGCGTGGTTCCGAACCGCCGAGGTGAGCATCCAGGAGGCGGTGACCTCTGTCGTCGTCGAGGACCTCGCGGGCTCCGGCTCCGGCGTCGAGGGCGCGCGGTTCATCACCTCGCGCGAGGCGGCCGGCTCCGTGCGGCTCGCGGTGACGCATGAGGGCTTCGGCGCGCTGTGGTACTGGGCGCTCGGCGGGACCCCGTCGTCGAGCGGCTCCGGCCCCTACACCCACACCTACCCGACCGGCCTGTCGACTCCGGCGCTGAGCGCGTTCTTCGTCTACCAGGCGGCCGACGGGACCGCGCTGCAAGACGAGTTCTTCGGCCTGCAGGTGGAGTCGCTCACCATCGACATTGAGGCCAGCGGCATCGGCTACGCCACCCTGCAGGTGCGCGGCGCGGTCGCCTCGCGGTCCTCGACCTACCAGCTGGGCGTCGCCGCCACCCAGACGCCGGACGCGGACGCCTACAGCTCCACCGTGCCGGTCCTCGGGCGCACCGGCGGCGTGCTCAGCTTCGGCGGGAACAGCGTCGCGTGCCGCACTCTCAGCCTCACGGTGACCCGGCCGATGGACCGCGCGGTCGACTTCGGCGGGGACTACCCGGCCGAGGGTGTGGTCAGCGGCCCCATCACGGTGGCGCTCACGGTGACCCGAGCCTCGGACGAGGACGACACCGCGACCCTCCGGGCGGCTGCGATGGCGGGGACCGCTGCCGACACGTCGATCTCGTTCACGTCGGGCTCCAAGGTCTTCTACATCGAGCTCAGCGACGCGGTCATCACGTCCTACAGCGCCCCGGTGACCAGCGGCGGCGCCCGCGTCGAGACGCTCGTGCTGGCCGCGCAGGCGCTGACGACTGGCGACTACGGCTTCCGCATCCGGCAGACCAACGCTGCGAGCGCGGCCGTGCCCTCCAACGGCACCTTGGCGTGACCTCCGGGCCCTCCCTGCTCTCGCGCGCCCTGGCGGAGCCGCCCCTCACGGGCGGCCTCCTGCCGGGGCACACCTGCGTGTGGTGGCGCTGCGTCGGCTGGGAAGACGAGCGCCGGCACACCGAGGCCCTGCCGTGGCTGCTGCAGCCGGCGGGGCTCACCGACGACCAGCGCGAGGCGGTGGAGGACCTGCTGCACTCGCTGGTTATCGCCGTCGGAGCCCCCTCCGGCCCCGACGCGCCGCCCGAGGAGGCGCTCGACCCCATCCCCTGCCGCATCCACCGGGCGGTCCTGGCCCCCGACCAGGCCGTGCCCTACCTGCCCCCGGCGGTGCTCGCAGGCCACGAGCAGATGCTCGCCTTCGCCGTGGCGGAGTCGCTGGCCCACCGCGCCGCGGCCCTGCTGCGGGCGCAGGCGGCCACCCCCGCCGAGCCCCCGCCCGGCTGCGTCGCGGTGCCCACCGTGCTCGGCGTGCTCGCGGTCCGGCTCGCCACCTACGGCGCGCTCTCCGGCCACGAGGCCACGCGGGACCGCTGCCTCGCCGCCGCGCTGGCTGGCTGGACCGGGCAGGCCGAGGGTGAGCTGGCGCGCGAGGCGGACCCGCTCGTGGTCGCGGGCGACGTGGCCGCCCTGCTCGCGGCGCGCTGGGACGGCGAGGAGTGGCGCCCCGTGACCGCTGCGGCCCTGCCGCACCATCCCGGCGACCTGTGGGTCGGCTCGCTGCGCTGGGGTGACCTCGTGGCCCTGTGGCGGGCTGGGATGGCCCCCGCGCTCGAGGCCGCCGAGGTGGTGCGTCGCTACCTGCCGGCGGCCGATGGCGACCGCTGGCGCCCGCTGCCGAGCGCGACGGGCGAGGAGCCGTGGGTGGGCGAGCCCGAGCACGACGCGCTCAGCCCGGCCGCGCGGCGCTGGGCGAGCGTGGCGTGGGCGTGGGCGTGGCGGGCGCAGCAGGCGCGCACGGCGGGCCTGTGAGCGTGGTAGGCTGGGCCCATGCCTGCTGACCGGCGCGTAACCTACCTGCTGCAGATGACGGACAAAGCCAGTCCGTCGCTGGACAAGGTCGCCAAGAGCGCCGCGGGTGCGTCGACCAACCTCGGCAAGCTGACCGCCGACGCGCAGGCGGCCGAGGCGGCGCTGCTCAAGCTCAGTGCCGCGCAGACGGCCGCCGCTGGCTCCATGGCTGGCGCTGGCCGCTCGCGGGTGCAGCGGGCCGTCTCCGGGCCCGCGACCGCCCCTGCGGCCCCTGCGGCGGCTCCAGCGGGCGCGGCGCCTACCCCCGCGCCGGCCGCTCCGGCGCCGGCTCCGGCCGCCCCTGCAGGCCCGACCGCGGCGCAGCAGGCGGCCGCAGCGAAGGCAGCGCAGGCGAAGGCGGCCCGCGACCTCGCGCGGCTCGAGAGGGACCTCGAGAAGCAGCGGCAGGCGGACGTCCGGCAGTCGCTCGGCAACATCGCCGGGCGGGCAAAGCTCGAGCAGGAGGTGCTCGACACGCTCGAGCAGCAGCTCAAGACCGCCGGCAAACTGGGGCAGACCGAGCAGGACCTGCTCAACCGCCGCCGGGCTGCCGTCGCTGCGGACGCGGCAGCGCAGCAGGCCAGCCTCGCACGCCGGGGCGTGGACCCTGCGGCGGCTTTCGGGGCGCGTGGCACGCGCTCGACCACCATCGGGAGCGGCGTGCTCTCGGGGTTCTTTGACCAGCTTTTCGCCGGCGGGGCCAACGCCTCCAAGACGCTCGACGACATCCGCGACAGCGCGGGCCGCGCCGACACCAGCCTCAAGACCCTCGCGGGCGCCCTCGGCGTCGTGAGCCCCGGCGCAGAGGCTGCGGCCACCGCTGCGGGCGACCTCGTCGGCTCGCTCGAGGTGCTGCTCACCCCGGCCGGCGCGACCGTCGGGGCGATGGCTGCCGTCGCGGTCGGCCTCGGCGCCGCGGGCGCGGCTGCGACCGCGGCCACGCTGCACGTCGCCGAGGTGGCCGACGCGCTGCGGGAGCTCGAGCAGCTGGGCGCCCCCGAGCTCATCCCGCCCGAGACGGTGGCTGAGGCGGAGGCGGCTGCGGCGGCTATTCAGGCCATCCGGCCCGCGCTGAGCGCCATCGCTGGCGTAATTGCTGGCGAGGTGGCGCCCACGCTGCAGGAGATGGCGGTGGTGGCGGTGGCCGGGGCGCTGACCATCCAGCGCGCCCTCGCCGACACCGAGCTCAGCGCCGGGGCGCTCGTGGAGAGCCTCGGCCAAGCCTACGTCAACGGCCTGCTTTTGCCGCTGCGCACCGTGCTGACCGCCATCGAGGCCATCCAGACGCTGGCCGCCGACGCGCTGGCCGCAGTCGGTGGCGAGGCCGCGGCCGCCATCCCCCGCAGCCTCGCCAGCGCAGCCTCCGGGCTCGGCGAGGGCCTCGACGCGCTGGCCGCCCGGCTGGCCGCAGGCGCCGGCCGCGCCGCGCGCGGCATCGCCGAGGGGGCCCGCGACGGCTACCGCGTGGGCCTGACCGCACTCACCGCTGAGGCCCGCGCCGACGCCGAGGCGCTGGTCGGGGCGGTCGCGCTGCAGCGGCGCCTCGCCAAGGGCGACGGCGGGGGCGGCTCCGTCTCGCTCACCGACGAACTCAGCACGTCGGTCGCAGAGGTGGAGAGCTCCGCCGAGGACGCAGCCAACGCCATCGAGCGGCTGCGGGCCATCATCGCCGACCGCGGCGAGGAACTCCGCAGCCCCTGGGATGAGCTGCGGTCCGCCTTCGCGGAGGCCCGCCTCGAGCTCGCCGGCCTCACCACCGCCGCGGGCCCCGCAGGCGCCGCCCTCGCGGGCGCGGCCGAGCGCGCCATCGACGCGGCGGAGGCCCGGCAGACGGCCGAGCTTGTGGCAAGCGGCGTGGAGGCGGCCAACCGCGACATCGCCGCC